TGGGCGCGAGATCCGGTTTCTCGACTACTACGAGGCTCAAGGCCAGCCGCTGGCGACCCATGTGCAGTGGCTCAGGTCCAATGGATACGGCAATGCGATGTGCGTCTTGCCGCACGACGGGGCCACCAATGATCGCGTCCATGATGTGAGCTATGAGAGCGCGCTGCGGTCGGCGGGGTTCGAGGTCAAGGTGATCGCCAATCAGGGCGCGGGCGCGGCGATGAAGCGGGTCGAGGCGGCGCGGCGGCTATTTCCGAGCATGTGGTTCCATGAGGCGACCTGTGGGCCGGGGATCGATGCCATCGGCTGGTATCACGAGAAGCGGGACGAAGAGCGCGGGATCGGGCTAGGGCCTAATCACGACTGGTCGTCGCATGGCGCCGATGCATTCGGGCTGGCCGCTGTCGAATACGAGGCTCCGAAAAATCGCGAGCATGTGCAGTTTACCCCCCGAAAGGTGGTCTGATGGACGACTTTGCAATCATCTCTACGATGGTCGATCAGTCGCAGCGGCATGCTGACGATCAGGCCGCAGAGCGCAATCGGGCGAACGACTACTACCGCGGTGTCATGGCGGACACCCCATCAGAGGACGGGCGATCCAGCTTCGTCAGCCGGGATGTGCGGGCGCAGATCAAAAAGGTGCTGCCTTCGATCTACCGCACTATCCTCGGGTCGGATCAGGTGTCCGAATATCAGCCGGTCGGAGAGGGTGACGAGGACGACGCAGAGCAGGCCAGTGACTACATAAACTACGTGGTGCTGCCCGAGAGCGGCGGCAAAACCGCCATCTACGATGCGATCCATGATGCGCTCTTGCTGCGCAATGGCATCCTCAAATGGTGGCATGATGAGCGGCGCGTGGCGAAATTCTCGCGCCACTCGGGGCTGACCGAGGATGAGCTGGCGCAGCTGCTCTCCGACGACGGCGTGGAGCTTGTCGAGCGATCCGAGCGCGAGGAGGTAATCGAGCAGGAGATCATGGGGCCCGACGGAGGTCCGATCTCCATGGCTGTCCCAATCCCCGTGAGCGACGTTAAAATCCGACGCGAGGAGATCGCCCGCGAGATCCGCGTGGCTGCCGTCCCGCGTGAGCGGTTCCTGATCCATCCGGACGCGGTGACGCTCGTTGACAGCCTGCTGACCGGGGAAGTGACCGAGATCCGCCGTGGCGAACTGATCGCCATGGGCTATGATCAGGCGATGGTCGATGCGCTGCCGTTGGCTGATGAGGACGACACGGATGGGCGGCGTGACCTCGATATCGATGCGAGCGAGGCTCAGCGCGCAAACGACCCGATCGACTATTACGACCTCTACATCCGGATCGATCGCGACGGCGACGGTATTGCCGAGCTGCGGCACATGTGCTTCGCGGGCGGGGTCACCGAGCAGCATCTGCTGGTGGACGAGGAGGTTGATGAGGTCCAGTTTTGCGACGTGGCAGCGATGCGCCAGCCGCACCAGTGGGAGGGCATCTCGCTCGCCGACGACCTGATGGACATTCAGCGCGTCAAAACCGTGCTTTTGCGCGAAACGTTGGACAACATCTACTGGCAAAACAGCCCCCAGCCAGTGGTGCAGGAAGGCGCCGTGGTAGACATGGACCCCGTGTTCAACCCGGCGTTCGGCAAGCCGATCCGCACCCGGGACGGCGTTGATGTGCGGCAGGCAGTGGGCTTCCAGCAGATCCCGTTCGTGGCTCAGCAGTCGTTTTCGATGCTCGACTACATGGACGGGGAGGCATCAGACCGGACGGGCGTATCCGACGCGTCAGCCGGACTTGCGCCTGACGCTCTGCAGAACATGACCGCCAAGGCGTCCGCGATGATCGAGCAAGCGGGCATCGGCCAGACGGAAATGATGGTCCGCACGATTGCCGAAAGCCTCAAGCCGTTGTTTCGCGGGCTGCTGCGCATGATCATCCGACATCAAGACAAGCCGCGCACGATCCGCCTGCGTGACGAGTGGGTGTCTTTTGATCCGCGCCACTGGAATGCGGAAATGGACGTGCAGGTGAATACCGGCCTGGGCGCCGGTACGCGCGAGCGCGATATGCTGATGATGCAGCAGATCCTCGGCCTGCAAGAGCGTCTGATCGGCGCATTCGGGGCCGATAATCCTTACGTCAAGCCCGATGACCTTTATGCGGCGCTGGAGAAGCTGACCGAGAGCGCAGGGATCAAGACGCCGGGGCTTTTCTTCACCAAGCCGGACCCGGCGGAGATCCAGCAGCGCATGGAGGCGGCGCGCAAGCAGCCAAATCCGGAAATGCTCAAGCTACAGGCGAGCATGAAGCTGGAAGAGGCCAAGATGCAGACCCAGCAAGCCAAAGAGCGCGCCCAGATGGAGGCCGACCTACAGGTCAAGCAGGCTGAAATCCAAGCCGACTCGAAGCGGCAGGCCGACGAGCTTGCCAGCAAGGCCCTGCTGCAAGAGCAAAAGCTGGCGTTCGACCGCGAGAAATTCGCTGAGGAAATGGCCTTCAAGCGCGAACAGTTGGCGATCCAGCGGCAGGACGAGATCCACAAATTCCAGGCCGAAACGATGGCGCGTGAGGCCGACCGGCAAACAGATCAGGAGGCTGCGTGATGGCAGACCAATGGGCGACTCAATCCACCGGCATCACCGGTCCGGCGCGCTTTGCGGCGACCGTGACGCCAAACGACAGCGCTGACCTCTCCGAAACAGCTCGCGGCATTTATGTGGGCGGTGAGGGGGATGTCTCTGTGGTCACCGCGGGGGGTAGTAGCGTGACTTTCTCGGCGATTGCTGCAGGCACGGTCCTGCCCGTCATCGTCGCGCGCGTCATGGCCACCGGAACAACCGCCACGGATATCGTCGCGCTGTGGTGACCCTCAGCGAGCGGGAGCGCAGATCGCTGGCGGAACAGCTGCTGGCAAATCCGCTGATCGAATACATTCTCGCAAAGATCGAGCATGAGGCCACCGAGGCCCTGATCTTTGCAGACACCGAACAAAGCCGGGTGGAGGCGCAGTGGCGCGTTCGTTCGGCCAGATCTTTCCGCCGGGATTGCGTCAATATGTGTCGCAACGACCCGCCGCGGAAAGGCGCGAGGGCATAAGCCGCGCGCTAACTTCAGCCGAAAGGCAATCACCAAATGGCAGACGAAACCGATGACTTCAGCCAAGCGCTGGAGACCGATAACGTCGACCCCTCTGCAACCGATGACCCCTCTGAGTGGGACTACTTCGACCCGGACGAAAGCCCGGATGACGAAGATGTCGCTGCAAGCGAGGGGACCGATGATGAGGATGACGACACCGAGGAACGACCGGACCAAGAAGATGGCGAGGATTCCGAGGACGTTGTTGAAGATCAGCCAGCCGCAGAAGCCAGCCATGACGCCGTGGTGCGTCTTGAGGACGGGACCACCACCACGGTCGCGGACCTCTTGGAAGGGCGGATGCTTAAGGCAGATCACACCCGCAAGACGCAGGAAGTGGCAAACCGCCGCAAAGCGCTCGAAGCGGAAGTATCGCAACTCGAAAGCATCACCCAGGCTTTCACTGACCACCTCGCTGGCATGCTGCCGTCTGAGCCGGATATCTCGCTGCTTCATAGCGACCCGGTAAAATACACGCAGCAAAAGGCGATCTACGACAATGCGCTGCAGCAGGTCCAGAGCCTGATCGAGATCGGCAAGAAGCCGAAGGAGATCTCGCAAAAGCTGTCGCAGGCAGATCGCCAATCCATGCTCGCCGAAGAAAACTCCCGCCTGATCGCGATGTTTCCCGAGACGGGAACGCAGCAAGGGCGGCAGCAATTTTTCGGCGATGTGCAACAGGTCGCGAATGACCTCGGTTTTTCGAACGAAGAGCTGAGCCAGATCGCGGATCACCGCCTGTTCGCGCTCGCCCACTGGGCGAAGAAGGGCATGGCCGCCGAGAAGGCCAAGGCATCCGCCAAGGCCAAGGTCGAGAAAGCGCCCAAGGTGCCCCCGCGCAAGCCGGGGCAGGGGGCGCGAGGCAAGTCTGGGAAGCGTGAGAGCATGCAGCGTCTCGCAAAGTCCGGGTCCATTGAGGATGCGGTGCGGGCGCTGATGGAATGAACCTCATCATCACAGGAGCCTGACTATGGCTGTTTCCAGCAATACCTTCACGACCACCCTTGCGGTAGGCAACCGTGAAGATCTGTCCGATATCGTGGATTTGACGCAGCGTTCGGATACCCCGATCTACTCGATGATCGGCAACGCGAGCGCCAGCGCGGTTTTCACCGAGTGGGAGACCGAGGAGCTTGATGCCCCCGGCAACAACATCCAATCGGAGGGGCGTGATTACGCGTTCACCCAGGCCGATCCGGTCAACCGGTTCGGGAACTACACCCAGATCATGGAGAAGGAAGGCAAGTTCTCCAACTCCCAAGAGGCCATCAAGAACGCTGGCAAGGCGGAGAAGATCTTGGAGCAGAAGGTTCGCAAGGGCATGGCGCTGCGGACCGATGTGGAATATTCGCTTGTTGCGAATAACCCTTCTCTGGGTGGCACCGACCGTCAGTCCGGCTCGCTCTCGACCTGGGCGGAAACCAACGTGGATCGCGGTGCAACCGGCGCAAACGGGGGTTACAACTCTGGCACGAAGGTAACGGCGGCACCGACCAACGGCACCCAGCGCGCGTTTACCAAAACGCTTCTGGACGGGCTTCTGCAGTCCGCCTATTCGTCGGGCGCGAAGCTGTCCCACATGTTCCTGTCGCCATACAACAAGGGTGTTTTCGCGACATTCATGTCGGACGCGAACGTGGCGCAGTTCCGCTATGCGGCGAAAGGTGGCCGCAACACGATGGTCGGCGATGCTGAGGTCTACCAAGGGCCTCTGGGTCTGGTCTACGCCCATCCGAACTTCGTGATGGGCGGCAATGCCACCGTAGCCCGCAACATCTTTGTCCTCGACACCAGCAAGATCAAGTGGGCCTGGCTCCGAAAGATTGCCGAGGACAAGGATCTGGCGAAAACCGGCGACTACAAGAAGTTCGTGCTGCAGGGCGAAGGCTGCGTGAAGCCGCTGAACGAGAAAGCCGTTGGCGTCATCGCTGATGTCTACGGCCTCTCCGCTTCGAGCTAAGCAACCGGCGGGGCGCTTAGGCCAATATGGCAAAACTCACGAAGTCTCAGATCGAGGCTCAGCTCGAGGCCAAGGGCATCGAATTTGATGGCCGTCTCAGCGCTGAAAACCTCATCAAGGAATACGGCGACATCCTCGATGGCGAGGACGTTGCGACCGAAGCCGACGAGAAGGAGCGCAAGGTGCTTGTGCGACTTCTCACTGCATTCTGGCCGGAGGAATCTCAGCGGGTCGAAAAGGGCACGATTACTGAGGTGACGGTGGATGAGGCGTTCGAGGGCATCGAGGCCGGTCGCTTTGAGCGGGTGAAGTGATGAGTGACTGGACCTGCGTCGAATATAACCCCGTCTCGGGCGTATCCACTTGGATCAAAATCGAGGGGGATAAGACGCTGGTCCAGGAGCGGCAGGATGTGTCGAAGCTGCTGGACGACAACACGGCGCAGCGAAACGTCACATCGCCGGGGTGGAAGGGCGACTATCACTCGCTCGCGCGCCTCCCGCTCGCCATGCTGCATGCCAAAGGTGGCTTGCTGCACGACGCGATGAAAGCCGGCGATGATGAGCGCGTGAAGCGCTTCCTGAATGACAGCGACAACAGCCGATTGCGCACCAAGGAGGGCCGGGTCTGATGGCATTCTCCGATTATCTTGACCTGCGCACATTCGTGCTGGAGCAGTCCCGCCGCCCAGATCTGGCGGATATTTTCGACACCCTGACGCTGCTGGCCGAAAACGCCTTGAACCGGCGCCTGCGGACACGGCACCAAATCACCGAGACGACGCTTACGTTCACCTCCGGCGCCGCGGACCTCCCTGCCGACTACGCCGAGGTGATCGACCTCTACGGAGCGGGTGGCCGCCCCCTTGCGCAGCGAACCTACAACCAGTCGGAGCGATCCGGCACGGGGTGGTATGCGATCGACGGCAACCAGATCATCGGCCCGACCGGCGACCTGACGCTCCACTACTACGCAAAGCTGCCCACCCTGACCTCCGCAATGACCGCCAGCAACTGGCTGCTCGAGAGCTACCCAGCGGTCTATCTCTACGCTGTCTCGCTGGAGGTGGCGAAGCACACACGCTCCATGGATGAGGTGTCCGCGCTCTCGTCTGCGCTCGGGCAGGAACTCGCCGCGCTTTATGGGGCAGACGGCAGCGAGCGATACTCTCGTGCGCGCGTCCGTGTTGAGGGGCCGACCCCATGAAGACGCTTGTTCAGCTTGTTCAGGATCTCGCGAAGAATGTCGGCCTTCAGGTGCCGGATGTCGTCGTCACATCTAGCAATCGCTCGATGGTCGAGGCGCTGTCTTTCGCCAATGAGGTCGGGGAAGAGCTGTCGCGCCGAGTAGACTGGTCGGAGCTTTATTCGACCGTCACGCTGACCGGCGATGGAACCTCCGCCCCGCACGATCTGCCCGCAGCCTTTGAGCGCGTGGCGCAAGGGATCGCTGTGCGCGCGGCGGGCAATACTGTGCGG